CGTTCAGCAGCAGCTAAGCAACGACGCGAAGCAGTTGAGTTTGATTCAGACGAGATAAACCAAACGGTACTTACAGCCAAACTAGTTGGAGGCTAACATGTCTGCAGAAAATGCAATGGTAAAAGCACGAAGCAACTTGCTAATGGACCACCCGTTCTTTGGCACGTTGTCATTGAAGCTCAAGCTTGTGCTCGACAATGAGCAACCTACCGCTGCAACAGATGGCAAACGTCTAGTCTACAACGAAGACTTTGTAATGAAACAAAGTCCACAAGAGCTTCGTGGTCTCATCGGCCACGAGGTTCTACACTGTACAGGTTGTCACCACACACGCCGTGGTGAGCGTGATCCCAAGCTTTGGAACATGGCTTGTGATTACATTATCAATCAGATATGTAAGAAAAGCGGATTGATACTACCAGACGGTGCATTGTTGGATGACAAGTACGATGATACATGGACGCCCGAAGCTGTCTACAATGACTTACAAGACAGACAAAGCGAAGACGAAAAGCTACCTGAATGTGGTTGGGGCTTGGTAATGGACGCTGACAACGGATCACTAACCAAGGAAAGCAATGCACAGCAAGAGGCTGACTGGCAGATTGCAGTAACACAAGCGGCTGAAATAGCTAAGTCGCAAGGCAAACTACCCGGGCATCTCGAGCAGTTCATTCAAGACATTGTGGAACCAAAGGTAAACTGGTTGACAGTACTTTGGCCTTTCTTTACGGACTTGCGTAAAGATGACTACACATGGGCTAAACCACACAGAGCTTATATATCGGAGGACGAGTACTTACCATCGTGCCACAGTGAAGGCTGTGGAAAAGTCGGTATCATATTCGACACAAGTGGTAGTACACACAGGGATCAACAACAATTCGTTGGCGAACTAAACGCAATCATCAACGATGTGCAGCCGTCGTCTGTTGTTGTAGTGCACTGTGATTATGTAGTTCAACAAACATTTGAACTAGAGCAAGGCGACGAACTTGGAGAAGAGCATCAAAACTTGAAAGGACAAGGTGGTACACAGGTTACACCAGCTTTCAAATACATCCGCGAAGAACATCCGGATGTGGAAGCACTTGTGTACTTAACGGATTTGGAAACCGATATGCAAGATTTCATTAACGCAGAGGAAGAAGTTATATGCCCTGTGTTATGGATCAGCACAGAAAGGAATGTCGAAGCACCGTTCGGGGAGACAGTATATTTGACAGACTAGTTACACTAGTATTAACATTGAGATTGCCTCAAAGTGACCAAATGTACAATTTTTCCTCCTAGTTATTGTACGTCCAAGTTGTCAGCTTGGTGCACTGATGGTCAGCAACGCACCTTTATTTTTTCAGGAGAGTATTATGAGTATTGACGAAGCAACTCCCAATGATTGGGACAACTTAGGCAAGAAGATAAAAGACTACACAAAAGACTTTGATGTAGTAAACAACCCCAGCCATTACAACACAGGCGCTGTAGAATGTATCGATGCAATAGAAGAGTCTATGTCGCCTGAAGCATTCCAAGGATACCTAAAAGGCAACACCATAAAATATTTATGGCGGTACAACTACAAGGGTAAACCATTACAAGATTTACAAAAAGCGGAATGGTATTTGAACAGGTTAATAAAAACTTTAAATAAGTGAGGGCATTATGTTCGACATAATTATAGGCACAACTTTGTTTATAGGATTTATGTATGTAGCGTACGAAGGCTGGCAAGAACTTAGAGACAAGCAGGCTGCTTGGGAAAAAAGAAAAGTAAAGAAACTCAGGAAGAAAACTTATGTCCTCCGAGACTGACATTGTTACACTCGACTTTGAAACTTATTACGACACAAAACTAAGCCTTACAAAAGTAACCACAATGGAATATGTTGATGACGACATGTTCAAAGTGTGGGGCGTAGGCATCAAGATAAATCATGATGATACAGAATGGTTCGGTGAAGACGAAACCAAAGATGCTCTCAACGATATAGATTGGGACAACGCTACACTTGTGTGTCACAACACACCTTTCGATGGTTACATACTCACACAATATTACGGACACAAACCTAAATACTATGTAGACACAGCTGCAATGTGCAGGGGATGGTTCCCCGGGCAGTCAGCGCGTCTCAAAGATTGCGCAGTACGTTTGTTTCCAGATGATGAGTCCATGCGTAAAGGTGAGGAATTGATAAATGCCAAAGGCATTTACGACCTTCCACCTGACATCGAGGAACAGATAGCAGGCTACTGTATCCAAGATGTCGATCTAACTTATTCAATCTATCAACAACTTATCCAAGATTTTCCACAACGAGAGATGGATATCATAGATCTAACCACTCGTATGTTCTGTGAACCTACGATGAAGATTGACCGTGAACGACTAACCACGTACCACGAACAAGAGTTTGCTTACAGTGAGAAGATGATAAAAGACTCTGGCGTGCCAAGAGATATACTTAGTTCAAACAAAAAGTTTGCAGTATATATAGAAGACGCACTTGGTATACCATACCCAACAAAGAAAAGCCCAACAACAGGCAAGCAGATACCGGCGCTGGGTAAGAACGATGCTGCATTCAAACAAATGTGCGAACAGTATCCACAGTTCAAACACGTATGGGATGGCCGCATTGCAGTTAAGAGTCGTTTGACCGAAACAAGAAGCAAGCGGTTCTTAGATGCAGCTCGTGCCGACGACACAATACCCGTGCCGTTACGTTACTACGCAGCTCACACTGGCCGCTTTGGTGGTACAGAAAAACTCAACATGCAAAACCTACCTCGAGGTGGGGAGATACGTAAGTGTCTAATCGCACCAGAAAATAATTTTTTATATGTTGCTGACTTATCAAACATTGAGGCCCGCATGCTCGCGTGGCTTGCTGGTGAAGATGACCTTGTAGAACAGTTTAGAAAAGGTGATGACATATACTCAAACTTTGCAAGTAGAATATATGACAGACCAATCAACAAGAAAGATGATCCAGTAGAACGGTTTGTTGGAAAGACTGCAATCCTTGGTCTTGGCTACGGTATGGGTCACAACAAGTTTAAAGATACATTGAAGTCAGGCGCAATGGGCCCTTCAATGGACTTCACTGAAAACGAAGCACGAAGCGTAGTCAACGCATACCGAACTACGTACCCAAACATCAAAGCGTTATGGACTAAACTAGAAAACTTACTTAAGTTTAGTTTGCATAAAGACAACTACGGATACAAATACGGTCCGTTAGAAGTTATACCTTGCGGTATCAAACTGCCAAACGGAATGGCACTTAAATATCACAACTTGCAGTACACATCGAATGGCCTAATGTATGAGTCTCGAGGACGAAGAGAGTTCACATACGGTGGCAGAATAACAGAAAATGTTGTGCAGGCCTTGTCTCGCATTGTTATTACAGATAGTATGGTGAGGCTGGCTAAGCACTCTGATTTAAAAGTTGTACTTCAAGTACACGATGAGATTATCATTGTTGCCAAAGACACCGAACCTCATGTTACAATGTCTAATATTATTGACGATATGTGTCTAGCACCTGAATGGTGTGCAGATATTCCACTCGATGCAGAAGGCGGTTTCGATACCAGCTACAGTAAATAAATGTCTAGATTAGTGTTAACAAGAAAAGTGGGGGACTCAGTCATTATCCATAAGGATGATGAGACCATTTGTAAGTTGACGGTTAACAGAATAGACAGAAACCAAGTTCGTATTTCTTTTGAAGCAGATACAAAAGTAAAAATAGACAGGTCTGAAAAACTTCTGAAAGACGAATACAAGTAAATTTTTTGAGGCTTTAGGAGGGCTTATTATGCGCGTAACTTTTTTGGAGGCAACTAACGGTCTCCGACTAAGTAAAGAATACTCGACGGCGACAGGTTTCAATTCCTACCCGCTAGTCAAAGCAGTTACATCTCACAAGTACGACATACAAACAACAGAGCACGGGCTTCGACAGTTTGAACAACTGATTCGAGACCACGCTGATCTTGGCCATTGTATGCTCAAAGGTAACTTGAAACGTGATCTCGTTGACGAATCAAGAGCCGGTAAGTCTGACAGAAACGCATTAACTAATTTACTTGTATTAGATGTGGATGGTATACGCCTTCCAAAGCCACTTGCAACAGGCAAGCTAACTGCAGCTGACGTAACGTTTCTTGCTAGTCAAATTATTGCAGAACTACCATTACAATTACAGAACGTAAGTTATATCGCTCAAGCATCGTCAAGTCTCGGACTAAAAGGAGACAAGACTTCGCTGCACATCTTTATGTTTCTTTCAATACCAATGCCACCTAAGTCTGTAAAGTTGTGGTTGCAAGATTGTAACTTTGAATCAGATCTATTCAGTGAACAGCTAGGCTTGTCTGTAAACGGACAGTCGCTCAAGCTGCCACTTGATAGCTCTGTTGCTGACAACTCAAAGATAATCTTTATTGCACCACCAACATTCCAAGACTCAACAAAAGATCCGTTCCAAGCTAAAGAAGAACGAATCGTTTTAGTTGAGCGTGAACAGTGGGCATTTGACCTTGCATCACTAATGAATGACATTAGTCCTCAGAAAATACATGAGAAAGGTCAAGTACATAAAAATAAATTACGTGAGCTACAAGGGTTTGGTAAAAAGAAAGAACGAACACGACTATCTACCGTAGACAATGTAACTGAAGAGATATTAGTTAACCCAGACAAAATGTCTATCAGTGTTGCAGACGACTCTTCATTCCCGTACATACGTTGTAACATAAACGGCGGCGACTCCAATGCGTATTACTTTAACATTGAGAAGCCTACATATATGTACAACTTCAAAGACGAACCAATCTTTGAAATAGAAAAAGCAGACCCTGAGTTCTTCAGAGCTATCTTTGATATATACGAAGCACAACTAAAAGAAACGGGACGTCATGAGTTCCCGGTAGTTATGCGTGACTACTATACAGATACTTTTTATAACGGTGTGTATTGCCCAAATGAAGACCAATTCTCTGACGAGTTTCCGCTGACACCGATCAGCAAACAAAACATTGAAGACTTTTATCTGAGTCACGGAAAGATAGCACCTGATTTCGTGCCGGACGGTCGTGTAGTATTTGATCCTACATCTGACAAACCAGCCGTTAATTTCAAAGACGTGCCGTACTATGTGAATACATATCGTAGAACAAAGTACGCTATGAAACCTAAACTTCCTAAGAAACCATTGGAAGTAGGCGAAGCAGTAACTATAAAAGAAGACTGCCCTCTTGTGCACAGAGTGATCAGTCACATGCTTGGTAACGGCAAAGAAGAGTTTGAACGCTTCATCAATTGGCTAGCTTACATATACCAAACACGTAAAAAGACCGGCGTATCATGGGTGCTTACAGGTACACAAGGTACTGGTAAAGGTGTCTTCTACAGTAAGATACTTCGTAACTTGTTTGGTACACACCACGTACCGATGCGTTACTTACAAAACATGGAAGAGCACTTCAACCTATATATGCGTGACGCATTATTTCTTGTAGTTGATGAGTTTCATATGGCATCAAGTTCATCAGGTGCATCTAAGATGGCTGATAAACTTAAGAACCAGATTACAGAAAACACTTTAACTATACGTGGTATGCGAGCTAATCAGATAGAAGTAGCTAACTACACTAATTA